TTATGCTTGCAGTCTATCTATATAAGCTTGCATTCTCTCTGCGCTGCTTTGCTTCATCTCATCGGTAACATGACCATAAATATCCAAGGTAAAAGCCACAGACGCATGGCCGAGATTTTCAGATACGGTTTTTATATCGTCCCCCGCCCTAATAGCTGCCACGGCATAAGTGTGCCGCAGATCGTGGAACCTAAGGCTTGGCATTTCAATAGACTGAACCACGTTCTTAAACTTCTTATGGACATATTGCTGGCTATAATGGCCGCCAATAGCATTGGTAAAAACAAACCCCTTTTTATTTTCCCATAAAGGGCCGGCCTTTAGCCTGTTTTCTTTTTGAGCCGTCTGTTCTTCCTTTAATATATCCATGATATACGGAGCGGGTACAATCAACCTGGACTTGCTGTTTTTCGGCGGCATCAATTTGTATTCCCCATCATGCCGCTGCAGCTGCTGTGTAATGTAGATTGTCCCATTTTTCAGATCAACATTATCCCATGTGAGGCCAATGACTTCCCCCTCCCTCATTCCAGTAAACAGCGCTACCAGGAACAGCCGGCGCAGAGGTTCATTTGCTATCGCTTTGATAAACAGCTTTGTTTGCTGTTCGTCCATCGGGTTGATCTTTGCTTTCTGCACCTTAGGCAATACGCAAACAGCAGCGGGATTCAATTTGATGTATCCTATCTCAACTGCCTGCTGCAAAGCCTTGTGGACAATTCCATGCAGATTCTTTACTGTTTTGGGGGATATAGCCTTTTTGTTGTCCTGCTTGCCGTTTAAGGCATCATTATAAAACTTTTGTATCATGGCAGGCTTTAATTTTTGAAGCTTCACAGAGCCTAGAAACGGCTTGATCCTGTATTCAATACAATTTTCATAAAGTGATTTTGTCCTGGGTTTTATGGATCCACAGTATTCATCTAACCATATTTTTAACCAATTGCCAAAGGTAAGCTTTGACGGCTCTGTAAATACTCCATTATCCAGATCGGAAGTTATTGCGGTGAGCTTCTTTCTCACTTCCTGCTGGGTTTTGCCATAAACGCTTTTCCTTACTTGTTTCCCAGTCGCAGGATTCCGACCCACGGTGTACCGAGCTTCCCAAAGCCCGTCTTTTCTTTCTCGAATAGAGCCGGCACCTTGAGCGTTTCTTTTTGCCATGAGATCACCAACTTATTTTTACATCTTGTTCCTCGCCCCCTCTCGTGGTATAATCATAACCACAAAGGGGGTATATAAATGGACGTTGAAACCAAAGAAATGTTGCAAGCTATTATCGCAGGCATGGACGGCTTAGAAAAAAGACTTAATGAAAACATCAAGGAAGAAATTAGAGGTGTAAAAATCCTCATCGAAAACGATGTCTCCAAGCGCATTGATTCCCTATTCGATGGCTACAAGCTGGCTCATGAAAAGCAATGGGAACTTGAAAGAAAGATGGAGCAGTTAGAAAAACGTCTTGAGGCTCTCGAAGCAAGGGCTGGTTGACTGCATATAAGTTTTATTAGCCGGAAGGTAGGAAATACCCTCCGGCTTTTTTATTACCCCTTTTCGCCCTGCATGGCTAAAACCTCACAGCCGAATTTCGGCCGCCAAATACCCGCAAATAGCTCTATCTTTCGCCACAAGGCTAGGTTAAGTTTCTTTATCCTTTTTTTCTTTCATTTTAAAGAAATTCACCATAGGAAGAATCAGCTCTCCACCGTTCATAGCCTGAGAAGTAATGCTGATAATTTGAGCACGAGCGATAGAGTATAAAGTAGCGCAGCCGTTCAAACCTAGCATTTCTGAAAATGTCTCTTTGGGGGTTGAAACAGAATCGGTAAAACAACCTCTTATGCTGAGATTCAAAGACAATCTTTCTTTCTTTTTAGAAAGAATATTAAGATTTAAGTGTAAATCCACAAAGCCATATCGTTCATCTGTTTCATTAAGAATATCGATTGGAGGGATCTCATATTCCACATCAAAAACACACTTGGATAACAATTCTTGTGGCGGTAACTGCACAAAATCATTCTTTAAAGATAATTTTAATATTTGGTTCCCAACAAACTGAAACTCTGATTTAATATCTTTTAAATTCAAATTAATCACCCTGCTCCTAATAATCCAGGTTGAAACGCATAACCTTTAACAGATTTTGCCCATATTCCAGTAGGTATAACATAATATTCAGATCGTGGAATGAAAGAGATATCAAAATCTATATTTAGTTTTTCAAAAATTTCAATGGTTTTTTCATAGGTAAAGTTTTCATTTCCATTTTCCCACCTAGAAACTAACCCCTGAGAAACGCCCATAAACTTTGCAAATTCTTTTTGAGACATATTTCTAGATAAACGCTCTTCTAAAATTTTACTGGATATTTTAGCCATAAGGTCCTCAAATTTCTTTTCTTTCGGACTAAGGTCGCGGAATAAATCATCTGCCAGTTTTGCATTAGTCAATTTTTCTTGTAATGACATTTTTATCTCACCTTTCATTACCTAATAGCTTTTAATCTATTTCTCGCCTTTTTTTTACCAAACTCATAATCAGACGAATTTTTTTCTAAAAACACACTTAATAATATGGCATTACAAGCCTCATCAACTAAAAAAGTATATATTACTCTGGGGTTATGTTTGCTTTGCGGGTGCCGTATCGAATACAAATTATCCTCTATTTTTTCAAATTGGAAGCCATCTACCGCTTTCAGGCCTTCCTGATCTAGTATTTTAAGCCTTCGGCGCAGCCATAATTCATACCTTTTTAAACTAGAATAATCGTTCCTAAATAAGGCTCTAAATTCTCGATCGAAACATTCTACTTGATAAATATTATTGAAATCCGGTGTTTTTAATATATCCATCTCTTCACACCTTTATACATATAATATTACTTATAAGTTATATTTGCAATAGACATTCTGTTAATTTTTAAAAACAAATTTTTAAAAAACACTATATTTTGCCTATGGGTGATCCTAAGTGTTTTTATCCTGTAGGCTCATTCTAAACTGTTTCGCCCTTTCCGGTGATACTTGATGCTTCTCGTCAAAACAAAGCGTTTCTATGGTGTTCCTGGTAAGCTGTCGGATAGATTCGACTTCCTCCCGGGTAATAGAATAATATTTTGCATCATTTCTTGAAATATAGTACAGCTTGCTGTCTGCGTCAAAACCTATCTGATACCCTAAATCACGGAACCAATCCATTTTATCAAATATAGTATGAACCTTTTGCGGCTTTGTCTCTAACAACTCCGTTACATCTATTTCAAGCGCTGAGGCGATCTTTTGGAGGGTTTCAAATTTGGGGTTTAGCTTCCCGAGTTCGTATCGTCTAATTGTTGGTTCTGCAATACCTGCTTTTTCCCCTAATTCTTTTTGTGTCATTTTCTTATTTAATCTGTTTTGTCTAATCCGTTCACCTACTGCCATACTATCACCCCTATTATACAATAACACAAAAAAGAAAAATCAGCAATAAAAATTTCTGAAAAATACGTTTACAGCAATAAATATTTCTGCTATTCTGTAATTACAGTAATAAAAGTTTCTGAAAGGAGAATGATAATGAAACTCGACAGAATTAAATTAATCACAGAAATGGCACGCAGACGCATGACCGTGGTAGAAATGGCAAAAATCACCGGAATATCCAGAGTGACGATTACCAACGTGAGAAGCGGGAAGTCCTGTTCTGCGGCGGTAGGGTATGCCATTGCTAAGGCTTTAAACATGGACCCCGCCGATCTGCTCGAAACCACGGAGGACTAAAACATGACACCGATGAAAGCCATTAGAGCAAAATGTCTTGACTGCTGCTGTGGTTCTTCTAACGAAGTGCGCTTATGTACTATTGAAAATTGTCCGCTGTATTCATACCGATTTGGGAAAAACCCAAACCGGGCAGGGATTGGAGGCCGGAATATACAATCTTTCCTCTCAACCCCCAACTCAGCGCAGGATTTAGAAAATAAACGCTTTAGGTAATATAAATTATTATCTGCGGCACAGAAGCACAGAATCCACAGTTAAAAAAGGGGTAAATCATGGGAAACAAAAAACGGAGGGTTATTCCTCCGCTTTGTACTCCACAATGTCACCGGGCTGGCAATCAAAAGCTTGGCATATCTGAACTATAACGCTAAGTGAAATAGGCTCATCTTTTCCTACAAGGCCCATTCATGGGGTTTTGTCTTTTTGGTATCTTGGTATCTCTGTGAGCTCTTGTACTCGTTCTATGGCTTTCTGCTGGCCCTCATCGTTAAGTTGATCTAACAAAGGCGCCACTTGAGAAATTGCGCCGGTAAACAGTATTGTTTTCCAATACTCACGATCTTGTTTTTCAGATTCCTGGCGATCTTCTTCAAAAATATTTTCCCAATCGGTATCTGATTTTCCAGTTAGAATATAAATTGGGTCTACTTTAAATAATTTACTTAGTTTCTCAATATTTGTTCGATTTATATCGCGTAAGCCATTTTCGTACTTACTGATAGTTGCTTTTGTAACACCTAATTCATCAGCTACTTGCTGTTGTGTATAGCCGCGTTTTTTTCTCAATTCTTTTAAATGATAATTATTCACTGTACCACCCCACATATTTTAATTATACTTATAAGAATCCAATTTGTAAACTTTTTTGCGTTTTATACTTGACAAAAGTATCCATTCTGGATATAATTGTACCAAGGTATCCAAATTGGATACAAAAAGTGAGGTGATTAATTTGAAAATCAGTAGGCAAAAAATTGAAATGTTGCAAGCTACCAATAAAATGACGGCTACCAAACTAGCGAAATTGTCTGGCGTATCTAGGCAACAAATTTCTACCATCAAGCAACGTGGCACCTGTCAGCCTTGGACGGCTCAAAAGCTGGCTGATGCCTTTGGGGTACTGCTGGAATCTATCATTGAAACGGAGGTGTAAAAAATGGGAAACGAACACTATTTTTAACGCCAAATAAACCCTTGGCATCAATGTAACTGAGACTCTCAGCGTCAAAAACTAAAAAAGGAGAGATAAAAAATGACAAACGAACTGAGAATATTTAGCGATGATATCATTCCAGTGTATGCCACAGATACTGGGAAAAAGGTAGTACTGGGACGAGAATTACACGAGCGACTTAAAATTTCGAGCAAATACGCAGATTGGTTTAAAAATATGTGTGGTTATGGTTTCGTGGAAAATACCGATTATTCATCGTTTTCTAAAAATTTAGAAAACGGTGGAAGGACCATTGAACATGCAATTACGCTAGAAATGGCAAAACATATTGCTATGATTCAACGGACTCCGGAGGGAAAGGCCATTCGTGAAAAGTTGATCGCACTGGAAACCAACGTCTCTGAACTATCTCCTGAATTGAGGCTATTAATCAATTTAGAACTTCAACAAAAACAGCAGGCTGCAGCTTTAAAAGTGGCTAATGCCAGAATTGATAATATAAGTGAAATTGTTGCCCTAAACCCAAATTCCTGGCGGCACGATGCTCGTAATCTTGTAGTTAAAATTGCCAAAAAGCTGGGAGGAAATGAATATATAAGAGATGTTCAAGCAGAAATTTTCCGGCTTGTTGACCAGCGAGCCGGCGTTAGCCTTGAACGGCGTCTAACAAATTTCCGTCATCGCATGGCTGACGAAGGAGTCTGCAAATCCAAACGTGACAAGCTTAACAAAGTGGATGTCATTGCGGAAGATAAAAAACTTATCGAAATTTATGTAGCCATTGTAAAAGAAATGTCAATTAAATATGGCGTAGAGCTAGAAGAAATCGCGTAAAACATAGGAGCACCAAAAATGAACGAGCTAGTTTTTTTAGAACCAAACAAAATTGATTCCGAGCCATTTACTACATCTGACATTGTAGCCCAAATGACAGGCAACCATTACCGGTCTGTACAACGTATTATTGAAAAACAAATTGTTCGGCTTGAAACATTTGGAGTAATGCGATTTGAAATCACATTACCTCCCAAGGGCAGTAAAGGCGGGCGGCCAAAGAAAATTTATCGGCTAAACGAACCTCAGGCAACGCTATTAATTACTTTCCTTAAAAACACCGATGCGGTCGCTGATTTTAAAACCGAACTAGTCCGACAGTTTTACACCATGCGCGCGGAGTTGATGAAACGGAAGATGTATCGTATTGAATTGAAACCAATTCGCCGTGAAATGACGGATGTGATTCAATCAGTAGATTCCAGTAAATGGGCTTATAAAAAGTATACTGATCTCGCCTACAAAACAGCTATAGGGAAAAACGCCGCTCAACTTCGCAAAGAACGCAATGCCACGTCAAAAGCAAAGGCAATTGATTATATGTCTTCTGACGAAATTGCGGCAGTTAGTAAGCTTCAAAGCCAGATAGGAGTTCTCTTAGAAATGGGAATGAATTATCAACAAATAAAAGCAATTCTTCTAAATCGCCTAGTGATCGGGAAAATTGCTTAACAAAAGGAGTATCACTTATGTTTTATGTAAAAGAAAAAACGAACAATACAGAAATCCGTATTGAAATTGATGATGAAAACGTATTTACTGTTTGTCCCAAATGTGGCAGTGAGTTTTCTGTTTGCCTGAGAGACTTAGCAAAAAGTATTGATTTTGATCTTTATAGTACTAGAATTTGTTGCGATCACTGTTCATTAAATTAGGACAGACTTATTTTGTCAACAAATTTCTGTCTTAGCAAGTCTAAGTTAAAGGAGTGAACGGCATGGAAAGATTGACAGTTACCGTCCCTGAAATGGCTCAGATGTTAGGTATTGGCAGAATCAAAGCCTATGAACTGGCAAACATCAAAGGCTTTCCGGCGATCAGGCTGGGCAAAAGAATAGTTGTGCCCGTGGATCAGCTGAAAAAATGGCTGGAAGAAAGAGCGAACGCAGGTGATCCAAATGAATGAACTAACCACAGCGATCTTTATCATCTCTCTTGCATTAAACGGACTTCTGGCCGGAGGATACATAGAAGAATATCGAAAAAACACTTATAGAGAGGAAGTGCATCAACATGGACAAAAGCTGGCTAAAAAGCATATGCAACCGTGAAAAACAAATTTGCAGCATGACGCTTGCGATCACAGAATCGTTAAGGCACTCTCCTGGCAGCGAAAAGAAGGAATTTCTCCCTGAATTGGAATTATTAACCCTTCTTGTCATGGAACAGCATGAAGCTATGAAATCGGCACTGCATATCGAAGGAGGCGGAACTAATGCTAAGAAATGAATCCCCTCTCTCCTATGATGAAATCTATACAGACATCTTAGCCTCTGGGAATTGGCGATTCTCTCAAAAGCTGCGGCAATACTGGACAATGATTCCGCCTGAAAAGAAATACGAATGTTTCCTTGAATTTTATGTCACATCTGAAGGCCGTTTCAACAGAAATCTTGTGCGCTGGGCTAAAAAATACCGTCCCACTGATTACCTTATCGATCTGCCGGGAGAATATATTGATAAAAGCACTCTGGAGGTATACCGCGCCTCTACCCTACCTCCGGAATACGAATTTTTAATTCAAAATGAACCCGCATGGACATTAAAGAAAAGAGTCGCGGAGTGGTTCCGTGATCGCGCTAAATTAATTTCTGTTTCCAGATACATTTACAAGGCCACCATAAACAAGGACGACATTGTTGCCTATACGAATTGCAGAAAGGAATATGAGGTAATCCAGATCGGAAGTGTAAAAGATATCCAATGTATTGAGTCCCCGCTGGATCCCAAAGTCAGATATCTTAAAAAGGAGATATCCATATGAAACGAACCTTATTAGAACGAATACAACAAATTGATATCGATCCTAACTATTGTATGCGAATGTCAGAGATCATAGAAATCGCTGATAACGGCAGAGGAATATGTGATGCGATTTGCAAGGCGTTTACCTATGGATACCTGAAAGGCCAGCGCGCAGAAAGGAAGATTCACGAAAGGAGCGTTATCAATGAGCAGCAAAGACTATTTGAGAGAAATCCTCGCCATGCTGGAGGGTAAGCCCTCTATCACCGGGAAGGTTTTCCACTTTACCAGAATCTTATTTTTGAAAGGATACAACAGACATGAACCAAGAGAACTGTGACCTCCTAAACTTGTTGTACGCGCTACATAGAAACGACGATCAATTTATTAAAGCCGTTCTCAGCTATGCTGTAAGCTTGGAGCGGGCTAAAAACCAAGGAGGAATAAAGCAATGAGCCAGATAAAAGAAAAAGCACCTGCAGCGCCCGCCAGCGTCACAAGTGCAAAACCAGTACATATTGAGGATACTATAAAAAACCTTATTCGTCAAGTGGAACCGGTAAACTTCAATTTGGAAGATTTATTTATTTGGTTTCAGCAGTCACAGGATTATCGCAATCGCCCTCAAGTGGATAAGGCCGATCGAAAGCCTACCAACCGGCTGATTGCGGAGGTAGGACGAAAAACATTTTCTGAATACATAGAGGACGAAGTAGCAAACACGAATCTGGAACACGAGTACCAGGGATTTATCTACGGCTTTCGTGTTGCCGTTTCTTTATTAAATTATGCAAGTGAGGAATACTGCCATGACTGAAAACACAAAGGCCCCTTATCAGATTTCCGAATATATGGAATACTGCGACTGTGTGGGAAAACAGCCAAATCAAAGATTAATTGAATTTATGGAATCAAATAATGAGCCGTATCAATATTCCGAAAAAGTGCGTGATGATGGTGAATTAATAGAAGAAATATGCTCGCTTTCTCCATCGGATCGCGACGACATAATTGGCCTCATTGAATTTTTTGTATGGAAAAACCAGCGAAAGAAATCACACATAGCCTAGGCCCTAATTTTCCAGAAAAGACGGTGACAAAATTGCATTTCGATAATATCCCAGAAAGCTTAAAGGCTTTAGATCAATGGGTATGCTGGGGCAAGCCGGGGAAGCCGCCTAAAATCCCCTATAACCCGGTTACAGGCTACCCGGCAAAAGCAGGACAGCCCGAAACCTGGACAAGCTTTAGCAAGGCTGTAGAGGCAGTAAAAGCCGGAAAATACAAAGGCGTGGGCTTTGAGCTTAACAACAATGGAATTGTGGGAATTGATCTGGATAATGTCGTAGACCCTAAAACCGGATACATAGTGCCGGAAGCTAAAAACATAGTAACCGACCTGGACAGCTATACAGAGATAAGCCAAAGCGGAAAAGGGCTTCATGTTTTAGTTAAGGCTGATCTCGAACTGACAGAGAACAGATCTAAGCTTCAAGACTGCAATGTTTTAGGCGAAAAATGGCCGGGAATTGAGATATACAACAAAAAACAATATCTTATCATTACCGGGGACAGGTACGGCGAAAACAAGGACATAGAGGAAAGAAACGCTATCACCAAGGCCACAGTGGATTATTATTTCAGGCCGCAGGATACCACGGAATACGCTGGTATACAAAGGAATACCACGGTAGGCGCTATAGATACCATTGGTATACCAGCGGTATCCACAACGGCCCCCGCCGATCAACTGAAAATCGGACTTGAAAAAGATTCCAAGCTGAAAGCCTTGTGGAATGGAGACAGGCCAAACGGCAATGAGAGCGCAGACGATCAAGGGCTGATGAATAAATTAGCCTATTGGTGCAGCTGCAATCCCGCAGCCATGCGGGAGGCATTTCTTAACTCTCCCCATACTTCCAGCAAGGATCCAGAGCATCAAAAGAAGCTGAATCGCAAGGACTACCTAAAGCGAACCATCGAAACCGCCATTAAAAGCTGTAAAAGCACCGCGGCAGAGGATCATAATAATTATCAGATGGATCAGGTTAGAAAGGATTTTTCTGATATAGGCCTAGAGCATATCCCGGAATTTTTTGAGGGCCGCAAATTTCTTCATAATATTATGGGTGATTATCTTATAAAGAAACACGGTGTATGTAAGATCAACGGCTCAATTCATATTTATGACAACGGCGTGTATAAACAGGGCGAGGAAGCGTTACATGGACATATGCTTAAGCTGATTCCGACATTAACAGATGCAAGACGAAAGGAAGTGTACAAATATATCAAAGTCAATTTAAATACCCCTGTTAAAGAACTGTCCCCGCCACATTTTATTCCTTTTAAAACAAAGATATATGATTTAAAAAATAATCAATTTTTTAATTACGGGCCGGATTATGTATTTCTAAACCGTTTTCCCTACGATTACAAACCCAATGCACCAATATGCGAAAGTATCACCGGAACAATTAGCCGGATAGCCGGAGGAGATCAAGAAGTAATTGATTTACTTTATGAAGCGATTGGAAATTGTTTCTATATGCTAAATTCATTCCGAGGAGCAGTAATGCTCTACGGACCTAATGGGAGCAATGGAAAATCCACGTTATTAAATATGATCACTCGGCTTTTAGGGCGCGAAAACGCCAGTTTTCTTTCATTACAGGATACGGCGGAACGGTTCCGGTTGATCGAGGTCTACGGCAAAGCAGCTAACATAGGAGATGATATTCCAAACAGTTATTTGCCTGACAGTTCAGTATTCAAAAAGCTAGTGACAGGAGAACATGTAACCGCAGAAAAAAAAGGGCAGGACGCTTTTAGTTTTAAGCCTTATGCAAAAATGTTCTTTGCTATGAATGGGCTGCCACCTGTAAGCGATAAATCCAAAGCATTTTTCAGTCGAATTTTACTGATTCCTCTTACACAAGACTTCTCAAAAAATAAAGATACTAGTCTAAAAGATAAGGAATGGACACAAGACGAAATGGAATGTTTAACTAGTTTAGCGGTAGACGGATTAAGAAGGCTAATTAAGCAAGGCGACTTTACTCGTCCTGGAAGTGTTGCTGAAGCCATTGCGGACTATGAATCAGAGAACAACCCGATCGGAGAATTTTTGGAAGAATACGGCAATATTGACGGAAAACCCACGCAACGGGTTTACGATGATTTTTGTTATTGGTGCGACAAAAACGGCCACAAAAACAGGCTTACCCGCAAGCGGTTCACAAAGGCTGTCAATGATCAAACCGGAACAATCAGTATAGTAACCCGACACGAATATTTTGGAGGAAACACTGGCAGATGCTTCGTTAAGCCCTAATGTTTCGTTTATGTGTCGTTACACGATTAAAAAGTAGTAACAAAAAAAACGCATAATAAAGCCTTTTATCATACTCTGTTTCTTTGTCACTATTTTTTTACTATTTTATAATTATATAAATAAAATATATAATTATAGCCTATAAATTTAAAACTGTTCGGATATAAAAAATAATCGTGACAGTGACACAACGCCAACGACTGTGAAAACAAAGGAGGATAGAATGGGTTCGTCAAAAATTTCAAATTCTGTCAAATCGGCAGCTGATATTCAAAGACTGGATACCAGTTACTTTATTCCTTGGCGGCTAGATATGCTGTATGAGATAGAACCGGAACTAGAAAACGTAGCGAAGCGGGCAACGGTCAGCGAACCGAGAATCCCACGGCTTTAGCCGGGGGGAGTGTCAAAAAACGCCTCATTGGTTTCCAATAATATTTCGCCCAGCGCCTAAAGAGTGATAGAGGAGGTTGAAAAATTGACAAAGAAAGAGTTTCTAAATCAATATCTAAACGCCGAAAAAGAAATCGGAATCAAGCTTGACCAAATAGCAAGGCTCAGAGAACTATCAACAAAAACAACCCAAACTTTAACCCCTGACAGAGTAAAAGGCAATTCCGAAAACCGCCTGGAATCCTCTGTATCAAAAATTGTGGATATAGAAAGAGAAATAGGGGCTTCTATTGATCAGCTTGTAAGAACCCGCTTGCAAGTGGAAAGCGTCATTAATTCTGTCCCTAACGTGAACCAAAGAAACGTGTTGAGGTTAAGGTACATAAGTGGCATGAAATGGGAACAGATAGCTGTAAAACTAAATTATGATTATAGATGGGTACTCAGGCTTCACGGCAAGGCACTAAATAAAATAGCCATAGAAAGCCACTCTTGACTTATTGTATCATTAAACTAAAGAAAGTTTATGTAATACGACCTCCAAACAGCCGTAGCGCGGACGGTAATAATATCCGCGCTGTATTTCTGGCAGGACAAATACCGCAACAAACGAGAGATGCGGGGCCGCTCCCCTCCGACAGCCGGGCGGAATACAGACCGATAGCAACTGTGACACGACGGAGAGCAACGCCGGATAGTCCACAATGAGAGGACGGCAGACACGCCGCCGACATACCTAGAGAGATGATAAGATGCGTGTTCGATAAAATATTTTTCAGCCCTTTTGCTATTAGCGGAGGGCTTTTTTGATACCCAAAACAGGAAGTGATTTCATGTACTGCCCAAGAGATGGAAGGTGCGTTTTTGACGGCTTCAAGACGGCGGAAAAGCATATTTGCGCTTTACCTAGATGTCAATATCCCCGTGAACTAAAACAGGCCTTACAGAACCGCATAGCCAATATTTTAGGACAGCCACAGGGCAGAACCAGACGGGCGCGGGAACTTGAAATCCTCAAAAATGAAATTGGTAAATTAAATTTGTAAAGCGGTGGTGGTATGGCGAAACATTTAACCGATAGAGAAAAAAAGAAAATCATTGCGGACTATGTAGAATTGGAAAGCTATAATGCCGTAGCAAAAAAGCATAATGTATCTGCGACAACGGTAAAAAACACGGTCTTAAAAAATAATGAAAGTGTTAAAAAGTGCGAACAAAAAAAAGAACAGAATACCGCTGATATTCTTGAGTTTATGGACAAGAAAAAAGATGATGTGTGCAGCATTATTTCTCTTTATCTTTCTGAACTTCAAAACTCCGATAAGCTTCAGCGGGCAAGTATTCAGAGCGTTGCCACATCACTGGGTATTGTTATTGACAAATTTACGAAAGACGCGCAGAAGCAGTCCGATACCTCTCTTTTTGACGCTATAGCGAAAGCAGCGGGAGGATTCAAAGTTGAGTAAAGAAATAGTGTGGGGGCAAAAGCAGCGGAAGATTTTAAACGCTCCTTATTCCCATTGCTTAGAAGTTAATGAGGGGACGCCGAGATCAGGAAAAACAACCGTAAGCGTTTCCCGCTTCGCTTGGTATCTTTGGAACACCCCGGACCTAAACCATATGGTTTTAGCATATAACCAGGAACAAGCTTTCAAGTTGGTAATGGACTGTGACGGCTTCGGACTGCTTCATATTTTTGACGGAATTTCCAGAATGAAGCATGATGATTTCGGAGATCACCTGGAAATCGAGACGATGAAAGGAATAAAACGCGTTTACTACAAAGGCGCTGGTAAAGCGGACAGCCATAAATCATTCACCGGAATGTCTTTAGGAAGCGTTTACTTCTGCGAAATTAATCTTCTGCATATCGACGCAATACAGGAAGCTTTCCGCCGTACTTATGCCTCTAGGATAAGATGGCATATCGCTGATTTAAACCCTCCCGCTCCCAGTCACCCAGTAATCTCTGAGGTGTTCAACATACAGGATACCAAATGGACCCACTGGACCATAGACGACAATCCCATTATTACCCCGGAAAGAAAGGAAGAAATCCGAAAAACCTGTTTAAAGAATCCCTATTTATACAAACGCGACTGGCTCGGCGAGCGGTGTATCCCGCAAGGGGTTATTTATTCCATGTTTGACCCGCAGCGCCATATTCTCAGTTATATTCCGGACAGCGAAAGCAAAATCGAAATGTATTTCGCTGGTGACGGCGGCCTCTCGGACGCTACCTCGATTGGCTGCTACGTGGTGACCCGCACCATGCAGAACCAGTTCAAACTATACCGTGTCGCCGGGTGGTATTATTCCGGAACAGACGTTGGAATCACAAAAGCAATGTCGGTACAGGCCCGTGAAATCTGCGGCAGCTTTATTCCCTACTGCCGCCAGCTTACGGGTATGAGGGAATCCAGTATTAAGATAGATCCAGCTTGCAAGGCGCTACGCGCTGAATTTGATCTGCTCGGTTACTATACAGACCGCGCGGATAACAACGCCAGGGACATTAAAGGAGCCAGAAAAGGGATTGAGGTTGGTATTGAATATCTGCAAAGCAGTATTTCAGACGGGCGCTTCTATCTCGTTGAAAACGACAGGTTTGGGCATCTGGATTTTTTAAAGGAGATCGGAATGTATTGCGTAGATAACAACGGCAATCCCGTTGACGCATACAATCACGCGATGGACGAAACCCGTTATGCTCATAATTACTTCTATAAAAACTATGTTATATAAGGCGGTGAGCCAATGCTGGAAAAACTAAAAGAGAGGGTGAAAAACTGGATGCAGAAAACCGGAGCTGAAACAGGCTTGTCAAAAGAATTCAAAGATATCTTCGAGGTTGGAGGCGTACCTGCTTTCAACCAATTTTACTATTTCGGTATTTTTATCTGGAAGTATTTGTACAAAGGATTTTACAGCCCTTGGCACAGAATACTGGCTCCTACCATTGAAAATCCGAGAAACCGGCGCTACCTGGAAAGAATGGACGTCGCAAAAGCTGTAAGCTCTGAACTAGCCGGCCTGATCTGGAGCGAACAATGTGAGGTGCATGTTAGTCAATCGGACAGTGAGGAACAGCCGCTGGAAGAGTTTGTCCATGATGTTTTAACAAAAAACGGATTTTGGACAAAAATGCAGGAACATATTGAGCAGGTGCTCGCATTAGGCGGCGGTGCTATTAAGGCATGGTACGAGGTTAAACGGGACGGCGCGGGAAATGAAATCCCCGAAAGCGGAGGAATACGGCTGGGTTTCTGCATGGCGGATCAGTTTGTCCCTACTGCCTGGGATAACGCCCAGGTTACGGACGGCGTATTTATCAGCCGTGAGGCAAAGGACGGCTATTATTATACCCGGCTGGAATGGCATAAATGGGACGGACTAACCTACTATATAAGCAATGAGGCGTTTCGCACTGAATATAAGCAGCCGAATCCAGGAATGACGGAATCACAGGATATTCTAGGATTTCGCTACCCCCTTAATGAGATTTATCCGTTTCTGAACGAAAACACCTCTATGCAGGGATTAACCACTTCCCTATTCGCTTATTACCGAACCGCTGTTGCCAATAACATTGATGATAACTCTCCCCTTGGCGTATCGATTTACGCAAACGCTCTTTCGACCCTCAAGGCGTTAGATATTTGCTACGACAGCTTTATTCGGGAGTTCCGTCTTGGTAAAAAAAGAATTATCGTTCCAGCTCAATGTATCCGGACGGTAATCGACCCGCAAACCGGAGAAATGCGGCGCTATTTTGATGCCTCTGATGAAGCCTATGAAGCGCTCTCTACGGATAGTCCTGATTCTTTAAAAATACAAGATAACAGTATTGAACTGCGTGTTGATGAACACGAAAGAGCGATAAACGCATTCCTATCTATTTTGTGTTTACAGGTTGGATTTTCTGCCGGTACCTTCACCTTTGACAGAGCGACAGGCTTGAAAACCGCTACCGAAGTGATCAGCGAAAACAGCAAGACCTATAAGACTATCAAAGGCCACCAGCTGCAAGTCAAGATGGCGATCGCTAAAATCATTGATGCCATCGTCCAGATTGCTTCCCTCTATGACATGAAGTGGAACGGGTACAGCATTAAAGCGCTGGCTTCACGGGGCTGGGAAACCAAGGTTGTTTTTGACGATTCTATTCTTCAGGACCGGCAGACCAACATCAACGAGGGAATCTTGCTGATAGGCAACGGCCTTATGAGCAAGAAGCGTTTTATGGTGGAAAAGCTGGGATATACTGAGGAGGAGGCTGTGCAGGAGCTGATGGAAATCGAAAAGGAATCCTCTATATCCGCGGATATGATCGACATGGCAGAGCAAGCCGGGCAGGAAGCCAATTCCATAAATCCAAATGAGGAACCGGAAGCCAAGGAAGATGACGAGGAAGCGGCGGAAGATGAATCCTAACAGGGGGTGTGTAAATGGCCAGATTAACCCCTAATGAGATTCTAAAGCTTTCGGAGCCGGTTGAGCAGGTTTACAGCAATATTGTAGACGCGCTTTTGATTAATATGGGAAAGCATTTCAATTCCGGCCACTCGCTTTCCACAGAGCAGTGGGAGATCCGAAAGCTTGCCGAACTGGGACAGCTCAATAAAGAGAGCATTGAGATTATCGCTTCCCTTACCGGGCAAAATAAAGAACTGATCACTGCCGCTTTAGAAAACGCCGTATACATGGCGACAAAAGACATAGAGCCGGAGTTAAAAAAAGCCGTGCAAAAAGGCGCTATACAAAACGCTGCCGCGGATAACGTGATAGCCAGCCAAAGCATTGTGCAAGCCTTAAACGCCTATGAGCAGCAGGCAATGGATAAGCTGAACCTTGTCAACACCACTATGCTGGAAAGCACGCTTGCCCAATACCGGAAGGTGATTACAAACACGGTTAATATTGAACGCCAAATGAAAGCGGCACAGGAGGTTTTGAATATTGCCACCGGGAAAGTGATAACGGGGACAGAAAGCCGCCAGCAGGCTTTAAGACAGGCGCTGTCACAAATACATAAAGAGGGCATCACCGGATTTTATGACCGCGCCGGGCGGAAATGGTCACCGGAAGCTTATGTCAATATGGATATTCGCACCACAGTGCACAACACAGCTATTGAAGCCGTCAAAACCAGACAGGAGGACTATGGGGTCGATATCTTCCGGGTATCAAGACACTCCGGCGCCCGTCCGCTGTGCTATCCGTATCAGGGCCGTTATTTTTCATGGAACAACAAAAGCGGAACCTTTACGGACGGCGAGGGAAAACGCCACCGCTACTCCCCTATTTCTTCTACAAGCTATGGAAAACCGGCCGGATTGTTTGGGATCAACTGCGGGCATCACCCGATCACCATGATTCCAGGTGTATCCATTCCGCGCGACAGGCCGGAACAGGACAAGGAAGAAAATGACAAGGTATATGCGGAATCCCAGGAGCAGCGCAGGCTGGAAAGAGAAATCCGTTATTCCAAGCAAAAAGCCGCCATGATGGAAGCAGCCGGAGACAAAGAAGGCTTTGAAAAAGAAGCCGTGAAAATTAGGGAAAAACAGGCTGATTACAATGCATTTTGCAAAAAGACAGGACGCACGAAAAGGCTTGATCGGACACAGGTTTTTGACTATAATAAATCTGTATCTGCTAAGGCTGTTGCAGCGGCCAAACGAAGAGAAAAGCTTGAAACATCTCTACGCAGTAATCCTGTAAAATTGCCGGACGGAACCTTTTCTAAAATTACCGAAGGGACAAAAATTTCTGACATTGAAACTTTTGCAGGAAAAGGCTCTAAAACCGATCTTAGAGTAAAGAACTTCTTGGTTCAAAATTATGGTGGTTCTGCGGAAAACTGGCAGCACTCAAAAGGAAGAGGTTATATAGACACCGCAGACGGTCCTAAAAAAGCTGTTATTCACTGGTTTTATGAGGAAAATGTAGGTGCAAAAGAAATATTTGTGAAAGGCTGGTCGAAAAAATGAAAGTAAAATATAACGGTGATTATTACAAAGTCAGATTGCACAAAGGAAATGTTTACGATGTTATATCTGTTGAAAATGGTTGGTATGAAATCATAGGAGAAGATGGAGATCAAGGTTTTTTTCCGCCAGATGATTTTGAAATAGTTGAGTAGCCGCCCTGGAAATGAAAGGGTGGCTTTTTTATACCTATTTTAAGTTGAAAGAGGTGATCATATGGCAGAATGTAACCATGACTTTATCGGAACCGCTCAGCATATCAAATGCAGGCGCTGCGGCCTTGTTTTGAGCGCTGAGCAATACAAGGAATATAAGAACCCTCAGATTAAAAAAACGGCTGGAAAACCCCGTCAGAGAAAGAAGGTGGAATAATGAATGAATTTCAGCGTCTCATAGCTTATCTGAAAATCCTGTATCATAACCTTACCACACTGCACAGGAACCTGGTAAAAGACGGCGCTTGGTTCGCTAACCACAAGCAGATCGGGAAATGGTATGAGGAGGTTTCTGACCAAATCGATGATCTCGTGGAAACCGGAATCGCTTTAGGCTATTTGGAACCGGGTATTAAAGAATCCGTCCTGGAGTTTTCCAACGACTGCTTGGCGGTTCAGCCGAGAGGACCGGAAGAAAGCTTCCGGTTGATTCTCGGGTACTTTCGAAGCGCGGCCGGCATGATGCAGGCAGCAGAAGCAGAGGTTCCCGCCTCTGTAGCCAACAAACTCCAAGAATATGAGTATGAGTGGAACAAAGAAGCCAACTTTAAATTAGCCGCCGCAATTGGCGAACACGCGCACGGCGGCAATGTGGAGTATGACGATGATTAAAAATCTGATTGATCTGGACACCTCTCAGTATGGCTATCAAACCACGATCCGAATTAACGGTAAAAAAATAGGCGATGGCATTTGTGGGATCAGAATAGAAATCACCAGCATGGAAATGCCGAAAATAGCCTTTGATTATGGTTCAGGATATATCGATTGGTCAGATGTGAACCAAATGGAGTGTGATAGTAATCAAAACACTTGTAATCAGTAGTCAGCCTTATGCTCAATGGTTAGCGGAATCCTTAAGCTTCCTAGAAAACCGTAAAATAGATAAGATAGCGATTGTAGCAATCGACAAAACAAACGGTGAAGTAATTACAGGATATCATGATTGTACATTTGCGGATAAAGCGGTAATGGCGGCCAATATTCAAGCCGATGCAATATACGGAAGTGTATTGGCTAATGCAGATCAAATCGTACAAGAGGCAGAGGATATCGCTAACAGCGGGTATGACCAAAATCAACTATAAAAACAGCGTCTTGCAGTTATTGCGGGGCGCTATTTTTATACCCATTTCGCCCCCGTAGCACGGCGTTAAACTGCGGTGCAATCCGCCTGTCGTTCTTAGGCGTTAAAGAAAGGAATGTATTTTATGGCGTTTACAAGAAGATCACTGGGAGCTCTTGGCCTCAGTGAAGAACAGGTTGATAAAGTTATGGCGTTGCACGGTACCAGCATGTCGGACTTTATCCCGAAATCAGAATTACAGGAGAAAATTGACCAGGCACTGACAGACGCTCAAAAAAACGCTCTGCAAAATGTCAAGATCAAAGAAACCGACGAATATAAGACCGTTGCGGAGGAACGCGATATGCTCCGCGCTTTAGGCGGTGATGATTTTTCGTCGGTGAAACCCAAATTCCGTGAAACTGTATATAAAATGCTCGAACGCGGGGAAAACGCTCCCGCAATCGCCGATCAGTTAAAAACAGTTGCGGAAAAATACGAAGAATATTTTAACCCGACAGAACCTGCACCGCCCTCTTCCCCGCAATTCGGAGCGGAGGTCAAAGGACAGATGCCGAGCGGAAAGACCGGATCAACCTTTGAGGACATCTGGCGGCCAGGACGTTAAAGAAAGGAAGATAATCTATGGCATTTACTCAGCTTGAATTAAACTATGCAACCGAATACTCTAAGGCAATGGCAAATATGTACCCTTATTGGTCTTATTTTTCTGATTTGTACGGCAGCCCGAACAGCGCTACCTATAAGCCGATCAGCGGAAAGGCTGTGGCTGTTCAAAGCATGACCACCAGCGGCGCAAGAGCGGTAAACCGCGATCAGATCACCGGAACTTTTAACCGAAATTTCAACACCTCCGAACAGATTCTTACTATGAGAATGGATCGGGAATGGGACACCCTGGCTGATCCTATGGATATTCAAGAGGATCCGATTGTCAACATCGCCAATATTACCAAGACGTTCAACGAGTTCCAGAAGGTGCCGGAAATGGACGCTTATGCGGCTTCCGCGCTGGCTCAGGCGGCAAGCGGCTTCGGAGGCGTTGATGCTACGGCTCTAACCGCTGATAATATTCTGGAAACCTGGGATACCTACCTGGCGTATATGGTGAATCAGCGCGTACCTCGTGACCGTATCCGCGCCAAAATGACACCCGATACCTATAAGCTTCTGAAAGAGGCTGCCGGCATCACTCGTTTTGTGGAGGCTGATACTGGTATTCGCAACATTGACCGAAATGTTGGTAAGCTTGACGGCGTTGTCATTATGGAGGTTCCCAAGGATATCATGATGAGCGCTTACGACTTTACCGAGGGCTGGACCTCCGCCGCAGGGGCGAAGCAAATCAATCTATTGATGTTCGACCCCATTGCAATCGCCGCACCTGTTGTCTATGAAACCTCCATGATGTCCGCGCCTACCGCGCAGAGCAAAGGAAAATGGCTCTATTACGAGCGTTACTACTACGATGTGTTTGCCCTGAACCAGAGGCTTCCCGGCATCTTTGTAAATATGGCTTCCAACCCGGCTTTAGGCACCCTGAATATTACCACTTCCGCAGGCGCCGACAGTACTCATACCATCATCAATGGATTGGCTCCGGCTCCGTACGGCATGAAATATGTTGCTAAAACCAATACAGACGGAGCGGTAAGCGTGACTTATGGTCAGGCACTTACAGACTGGACCGATGTTACTAACGGAGCGAGCTTTACCACAAAATCCGGCGATACTGTAACCGTTGCGCTGGTTAATACGACCAAGGGAAATATCGCCACTGCCACCGGCTCCGCGCTGGCTGTCGTAGGCTCCTAATCAAGAGGTGGGCTTATGGCGTACATCACATATCAGCAGTATCTTGATCTTTATGGTACATGCCCGATTTCTGAAGAGGAGTTTCCTGTGTACGCCGGACTTGCGTCTGATATGATCGACAGTATTACGCGATACAGAATTGTTGAGGGCGGGGGAATCTCCGCCCTCCCGTCTATACTTCAAACGCTGGTTCAAAAGGCTGCCGCAGCACAAGTGCTATACTTCACACAAATCGGACTGGAAACCGTGCTGACAGGCCAGGCCGGCCAGTCTTTTACGGTGGGAAAGGTTTCAGTATCGGGCGGCGCATTGTCCAGTACAACCACAAAGCCCGGCGCTCTGATGGTCAGCCCTTTCGCGCTTTCCTTGCTTGAACAAACTCCGTTGATGGAAAGAGGTGTGTATGTATGCTCAGACCGATTCCTCAATCCCTTTTGGGGGATTTAGCAATTATTAAGGTTTGCACGGGAATGGACGCTTGGCAAAAGCCCGTGTGGCAGGACTATGAGGTCTCCCGTGTGCATCTTCAAAACACCAACGAAGTGAAAAAGACAAAGGAAAACACCGAGGTCGTGCTGCGCTCTACGCTGTTCATTGACGCCAGGCTTTCAAGGCCCGTCCTGGATTATGATTCTCTGGCGGAACATTCCCAAAAGGCCGGAAAGCCTCTCCGGTGCGAAGTGTTTAACTCGCAGGGTCAGAAATACGGCGAATATGAAGTGCTGACGGTTGACCCGGTTCCCGATGTCCCCGCGACCCGCGTCCATCACGTAGAATTGGGGTTGGTGTAATGTCAGTTAAAATTACGCGAAACATGGCCGCCATTCAGGCAAAAATTAAGGCGGGAAATTCTATGATGATCCCGGCTGTTACAGAATCTGTCATTGAATACGGAAATGTTTTTGTTCCGGAAGATCAAGGCACATTAAAGGACAGCGCCTTGATTGCCAGCAGGCCACAGGACGGATTAGCTATTTGGGACACTCCTTACGCGAAACGGCGGTATTACACCGGAACCCCGTCAAAGGACAAAAATCAAAATGCTTCCCTCCAATGGGTTGAAAAAGGTGTAAACACCTACAAAAAGGAACTGGATCAAGTAGCGCAGAACGCCTTTTCGAAGGGAATGAGCAAAAAATGAGCGTATACGACGATGTTTTAACCGCAGTTATTGATCTTGCGGAGCAAACGGAGCTGTATTCAAAAATTGTGATAGGGCCTATGCCTCCTGAAAACGGTATTTCCATCGCGTGGGGATCCGGGAACTTAAATACCTTTCTTGACAAAAAGGCCGCCGTCTCCATGTCGGCGGTTTTAAACTGCAAAAATTCTGATCAAGAGCTTGCGGCGGACACGCTTGGAAACCTTCACACGTTTTTGAATATGCGGAAGGACTACCCCTCCGCAGACCGCTTCCAAATCACAAATATAGAAACCACAGCCGCACCCGTCTATTTAGGGCGCGAAGAAAACAACCAATGGCTTTACGGCTCCAGCCTTGAAGTCAAATTTTATCTAAGGGGGAATTAATATGGCAGCTTACGGCTTGCTTACAATGTACAACCTGACCGCTTCTATCGGTGTATCTCAGGGAGCGGATCCGCCTGGTACCTGGACTTATGCCGAACTAGCCGAAGGATTTGACAATATCGCTGAGGCCTTGAACGAGGTTGTTCAGCAATACTTTTTCTTATCGGACAAGGGATTCGCAAAAAACCACGTGACAGGTATGGCCCCGGCGTTCACGCTCACCGGGCGGCGCGTTGTCGGCGATCAGGCCCAGGATTACATTTTCAGCAAGAAATACGGACTGGATACCGACCGGCAGTCTTCTTTCCAGCTGAAGTATACCGATGCTCAAAGCAAAGAGGTCACTATTACCTGTGACTGCACCTTCTGCAACATTCAGGAATGGTCCGGCGCCAGCACCGATGACAGCGCGATTTCTGTGGAAATCCGTTTCGACGGAAAGCCCACTATCACACCGGCAGCCTAAATAACACAAGGGGGCGGTTTATCCTCCCCCTTCTATTTTTTATAAGGAGGATATCTTGGTGTATACGCTTAGACAAAACGCTCTTTTTACCGATGAAATCGAACTGCAAAAGAACGATGGAACCAGCGAACTTCTAAAAATTAAAATTGATATTCGTCCCGAACTGGTAAAGAAATACCGGGAACTCCAAGTCCGGTTCGTGGACTTGCAAAAGCGTTCCAACAGTAACCCCGGAGACTTAAAGATCGTTGAAGATATTGGGAAAGCCGTTGTTGATGTGTTCTGCCTTTTATTCGGGGAAGAAAACGCTAAAAAAATTATTGAATTTTATTCCGATGATTTTCAGCAGATGGCCTACAATCTTTTCCCGTATGTTCAAAACGTTCTCGTGCCTAAATTTCAGGAGGTTGCCCGTCAAAGAAAACAAGCATTTAAGCGGAGAGCGTGGAAATGAGACTGTATTCCCCTCTGAAAAAGAGGGTCAAATATAAGCTTGTGCCCGTGCGTTTAAATACCTCTTTTCGAACGGTGCTGAAATGCTATCAAGTATTCTCCGACACGCTTTTGACAGATTCTGAAAAGGTTGAGGCCTGCTTATGGCTTTTAGTAAAATCAAAATTATTTCTAAAAATCCTAAAGCCTGACAAAAAAGCAGCTCTTTTCAATCTGATCTTCATGGAATTTATTGACGTGTCAGATAAAAAATCCGGAGGAGAAAAGTATTTCGATTTTAATCAGGACGCATGGGCCGTCTATTCTTCCTTTATGCAGTGCTACCATCTCGATCTGCTTGGCGCTGGCAAAAACCTTCATTGGTGGAGCTTTACGGCGTTATTTAACGGTTTGTCTGATGATAGCAAGATTATGCAGATCATTTCAATACGTTCCCGCCCACTTCCCAAGCCGACAAAATACAACGCTGAGGAACGCCGGCAGCTAATCAAGCTGAAGCAGCTGTACAAGCTTAATTTGTCAGAAGAAGAAAGAAAAAAGCAATTCCAAGACGGGCTTGCAAAAATCGCTGTTGCACTGCACACCCTGGCGGAAAGGCCGTAACGGTGATAATCGTGGATAAAATTAAGTGTCCGTACTGCGGTTATGTGATGCCTTTAAAAGTTGATCCTGACGCGAAATGCAAGGGCGTTTGGATCAAGTGCAAGGGCCGTAACTGCAAAAAAGAATTTGAAATAAAAATAGGAAAAGTCAAGTAGTGCCATCATGTGCCGATGACTTTCACTTGTGAGGTGATTTCATTGGCAGAAGGCGAAGTCATATATGACGTTAGGGCAGATGACAGTAAACTAGACAGTGATTTAACCGGCGCGGAAAAAACCACCAGCAGCAAATTAGGAAAAATCGGCGGAGTAGCCGTCAAAGCCGGGAAGGCCGCCGGGGCCGCCTTTGCCGCGATTGGATCTGCGGCTTTAGCGGTGGGCACAAAAGCAGTAACAGGAGCTGTAAGTTTTGATCAGGCGATGAATCAATTCGCTGCTTCTACTGGAATCGCAGGATCAGAACTATCGGATTACGAAAACACTTTAAAAGACATTTATACCAATAACTACGGGGATTCTTTTGAAGATGTTGCCGATGCTATGGCTGCGGTTACCCAGCAAATGGGCGATTTAGATCAAGCTTCTCTGCAAAACATAACGGAATCCGCTTTTACATTGCGCGATACCTTTGGTTATGACATAAATGAATCGGTTCGAGCGGCAAACACGATGATGACCCAATTCGGCATTGAGGGCGACAAGGCAATGGGGTTAATTGCTACCGGCGCACAAAACGGATTGGATTTCTCAGGCGAGCTATTAGACAGCATCAGCGAATATTCTGTCCAGTTTGCAAAAGTCGGGCTTGACGCTGACGACATGTTCAAAATCATGGAAAAGGGCGCTGAAACCGGCGCTTTCAATTTGGACAAGGTTGGCGACGCCATTAAAGAAATGTCTATTCGTGTAGTAGACGGCTCGGCAACCACACAAGAAGGCTTTTCAGCTATTGGATTAAACGCCGATGAAATGGCGGCTAAATTTGCCGCCGGCGGAGATTCCGCTAAGGAAGCTTTTGATCAAACAATTCAAGCGCTGGCGGATATGGAGGATCCTCTCGCGCAGAACCAGGCCGGAGTAGCCTTGTTCGGCACGATGTGGGAGGACTTAGGTCCGGAGGTTGTCACTCAACTCGCAAACATTGAAGATGGGGCTTATGCAACCTCTGATTCAATGGAAGAATTAAAAGATATAAAATATGATGACCTAGGCTCCATGATGGAAAGCCTAGGGAGAAGTGTTGAAACTCTTTTGCTTCCTCTGGGAGAAGCTCTGATTCCTCTTATTCAACAAATAATCGAAGAAATATTGCCTGTTATTGAGGAAAACCTCCCTCTCCTAACTGATTTTATAAGTCAACTAGTTTCATCACTAATGCCATTAGTGGAAAGTTTGCTTCCACCCATGATGGATTTATTTAATCTGCTCCTCCCAATTTTAATCCAATTCATTGAACAGATTTTGCCGCCGATTATAGAACTGCTTACGACGTTATTGCCGCCGATTATGAAGCTGGTGGAAACGCTTCTGCCCCCCTTGATTGATTTATTCGCCGCTTTAATCACTCCCCTGGCAGAAATCCTAAGCGCTGTTTTGCCGCCATTAATCGACGTAATAAATATGCTGCTTGAACCTATTATGGCGTTAATTGATCAGCTCCTTCCACCTTTAACTGAACTGTTCGAAGGACTAATGCCTATTTTTGACGCGCTTTCCCCTGTGATAGAGTTTTTAGGCCAACTGTTTTCAAAAGTGCTAGGAGGCGCTATCGAGGCGATCATGCCGATTGTCGAAGGTGTTATGGACGTTTTCGGCGGATTGATCGACTTTATCACCGGTGTGTTTTCGGGCAACTGGGAGCAGGCTTGGAACGGAATTGTTAATATGTTCAAGGGCATTTTCAATTTGATTCCGACTATTATCGAGGGGATTATTAATGGGGCTATCGCGATCATAAACGGGCTTATTTGGGGGATCAACCAATTAACCGGAGCAATCGGCATTCCGGCAATTCCTGAAATTCCAAATGTATCGCTGCCCCGTTTCCACACAGGCGGAATTGTTGATTTCGCAATGGGAGAAGGTCCCGCCTTATTAAAGGACGGGGAAATGGTTTTGACGCAGAAACAGCAGGCCGAGCTTTTCGCATTGGCGAACGGAAACTATTCAGACGCTGCAAATTCGTCTGTTATCGTAGTTAATTCTCCACTTTATTTAGATGGAAAACTGATTACGGACAATGTAACGAAGCACCAGTACAGTGACGTTATGGCAAAGAGGTACAAAGGATGACGGTTTATTTAAACAAAACACCCCGCCCGGATATTCTTGTTGAAACTGGAGGATCGCTTGATGAAAACGAAGCGCATGTGACTTCATCTACCCTGCGAATTTATATACCGGCCGATTCAAAAGATATTGCCGCCTGCGATTATATTCAGTTGGTTGAGAATGAGATGGTAATCTTCGCTGGAACCATTATGGAAGCTGAACAAGAAAACCTGGATAACGTGGATCTGTCTTACAAAATATATAATCTCACCCTGACGAACAACTCCGATTATATAGCCAGCGTTTTTGTCGATATGACGTTTCCGTCCGGCGCCAGCGTTACCCAGATTTTAATGGGGAACAGACCGGGCCAGTCTTGGTATGATGCATCTCTCGGCGAGTTCTATGGTATTATTCCGGTTAGAGTGGAAAATGAAGGAATTACCGTCGGGGAAATTGATGATTTTACTGGAATAACCTTAAACAGCCCGGCTTACTTATGGGGGCAGATTGTTTCCTCCGTGATAGATCAAATGGCAGATGTATGCGGTGCTTGGTGGGAAATCACCCCGGATAAGGTCTTCAATATGCGGTATACCTACAACCGAAGCACCGCGCCGATCAGCCTTGATTCCGATTCAGCGGTTTATAACGTAAATGTCACCCGCGATTCTTTTACCATGTATTCCGCTGTCCGGGTGGTCGGCGGACAAAGCAAAGGCCAATATCAGGAATTCCAAATCAAAAGTAACGGGGAAACCGGACTTCGCTTTGAAAGGCTCTCGCCTCAAATCGTTAGATGCAAATATCCTCTGTACTCTATGAGTAATGCAATTCAAAGCGGAGCTACATCTTCAACCGTGCCGGCTAATGTAAAAATTGGATTCAACGGAATTGACGATGACGACGACACGGTACAGGCGTTAATGAGTTATGGCGGATATGAAATTGAAATGAAAGACGGTTACGAATGGCTTGATCTTTCAAACGGCGGGTATATCCAGGTTAATGGATATCCTTTAATCCAGGTCTACTCGCGGCTGGTTGATGGAGACCTAAGAGAAAAAATCAAAGCCCAAAGAGGCGGCTCCGGTATTATTGAATATCTGATCGAAGATGAAACCATAGTAGATTTTTCGGACGCTGCTTTAAATGCGGAAACATTTTTGCAGCGTGCTGCGCAGCCAGCCTTTACGATTTCATTTTCCACATTAATTCCCGGCTGGTCTGCGGGACAGCTTCTGACTGTAGATCTTCCATACTTTAATACATTTGGAAATTTTCAGGTGACTTCTGTTTCCGCTAAGAGTATCTTGTCTGAAGACAGCGGAACTATATGGGAATATTCGGTAGAAGCTTCCACCATTTCATACCGTGATAAAACAAAAACGCTATTTTTCCAGCCTAAAAAAATCACGTTCGAAATGGACGGAAGCCTCCCGGCTGCTGACGGCCAGTATATTAACGACGATATTAATATTCAAACTTATATTATGGCGTTTAAAACGCAGCCGATGGACTGGCGCACGTTAGAAGGAATCGCTCCCAGCTGGACCGTTTGGGAAGAAATCTTTCCTTCGTGGCTTGTGTTTGAAAAAGCCGCCAACGTAAACACCTGGAGCGAAATCGAAAGTACAATCAAAAACTGGCGCGGCTGGGAAAAAGCATATCCGTCTTGGTTTGTTTTTGAAGAACTCATAAAGGGGTGGTACTATTTGGGAAACTATTTAACGCCTTTTGCGAAACAAAAGCTGCTGAAGCTTATTCAAGGGCAGGGAGCTGCCGGGGATTTATCCGGAATTAATCTAGTATCAGATTTATATTTCACCACAGATGCATCAAGTAATTTTCATCTGCCGCCAGCAGATATTGTTGAAGTTAGTTCAACCAGTGTTACAGCCACTTATTATCTACTGCCAGATCAACTCCAGGAGAAAATATCCGGCCTGCAAATGTATTATAACGGCTCTCAACAAAACGAACCGATTCTTCAAGCCGCCGTTAACATAGACCGTTCTCCGGATAACCCAGAAGGTGAATTTGCTATGACACTCAGCGTCAGACATGCCATTTTATAAAGGAGGAACACTATGAGTTATCAATCCACAACGCCAAATTTTAATTTGCCACAATGGGTATATTCTGACCCGCCGCAAATGAACGATTTTAATACCGCTTTCGCTAACATTGACGAAAAAGCTATACCAAATGATGAAAAAGGTGCAGCTAATGGTGTAGCAACCCTAAACAGCTCCGGCAAGCTGGCTCAAATGCCGTCTGCCTCTGATGTGGGAGCCTTACCAATTACCGGCGGAGAAATGCAGGGAGCATTAAAGCTGAAGGCCAATCAGTACGGCGGCAGCGGACCAGCGGACGAAAAATACGCATTAGACTGCCAAAATTCTAATATCGTTAATGTAAATCGTATCTTGACTGCCGACCCAGCGGGAAGCGCAAGCGAGGGGTGGGGCTTTCAAAGAGAAGATGATCCAGAGGCCTATGATGTTATTTGGGCTTCAAACGGCACCCTGTATTTTACCCCGGGCTTTAAATATAACACGCCTCCTTATCCAGCCAATCAAAGGGTTTTAGCCACAACAGATAATATCGCTTTAACGAATTATCTGCGGCAGGAATACAATAAGCTGAAAGAATCCGAGGGCACCCCTACTCTGAACGATATCATAAATGGATTTGGCTTTTGTTACAATGACTCAAGTGACGGCGCTGATCTTAACGGTGTATATCTCACAGTTTCCGGTATGACTGATAACAAATACCGCTTGCAGCTTTTAGGCCAGTATAACGGGAGCAATTGGCTGGCCTATCGAACCAGGAACGGCGATGAGCAGAGCTGGAATCCCTGGCACAAGGTTTTGACCGACAATATCAACGCAACGATCAGCGCGCAGCACGGATACAGCTCCAGCAAACTTCCGCAGATTTATGGAAACGGTTCAGTATTGCAATTAGGTGTAGACACTAACGACACTGTTGGCGTTGTTTTACAGGGAGGCGTATTCAGGGAAGCGGGCGACGGATTGCTTAATTTAGGAAACGGTTCTCACAGGTGGGCGGTTGTTTATTCCAAAACAGGTTCCATAAACACCTCTGACCGAAACGAGAAGAATACGATTGCCGATATTGATCCGGAACAGGCTGAAAAACTCATCATGGGATTGAAACCCAGCACCTTTAAATTCAACGACGGCACCAGCGGCAGAACCCACTGGGGCTTGATCTCCCAGGATATCGAGGAGCTCCTTCCACAGATCGGAATGTCGGATTTGGATTTCGCCGGATTCATCAAGACCCCAAAAACAGAGGATTATTACGAGGACGTCCCCGAAGTGGTCACAGATGAGGAAACCGGAGAGGAAAAAACTGTAACACGGAAAGAGTTGAAAACCCGAACCGTAGAGGGCGAATATGTATACGCTTTGCGTTACAGCGAATTTATCTCCCCTTTAATCTGCATGGTGCAGAAGCAGCAAAAGCAAATTGAGAATTTAGAGCGGCGTTTATCCGCTTTAGAAAACAAGGAGGAAGCAAAATGAAAATCATTCAAAATTTAGCAGACCCTTCCCGTTACTCCATCAAATGTCCTTATGCTATGACCCCTACCAGGGTAGTGGTTCACAACACCGCCAACGACGCACCGGCGGCGAATGAAATCGCCTATATGATTCGTAACGACAATGAGGTTTCTTTTCATTACGCCGTGGACGATCAGGAGGTAGTTCAGGGCGTGCCGGAAAACCGGAACACCTGGAACGCCGGAGACGGAAACGGCAAAGGCAACCGGGAGGGGATCGCCGTGGAGATCTGCTATTCCCTGTCAGGCGGTGAGAAGTTCACCAAAGCGGAGCAAAACGCCGCTGAGTTTATCGCTTCTATCTTAAAACGCTATGGCTGGGGAATGGACAGAGTAACCAAGCACCAGGATTACAATGGAAAATACTGTCCCCACAGAACCCTTGACCTGGGCTGGGACAGGTTTCTGAAGATGGTGGAGGCTCATTTAAACGGGGACAAGCCCGCGCCCTCCCCCACTCCAGCTCCCGCGCCCGAGCCGGCAAAAACGGTAGATGTATACTACCGGGTAAGAACCAAGGCGGACGGCTGGCTTCCCGAGGTGAAA